TTTTTTCAAATTGTTAAAATCAACGGCATTTGCTTTATTTGTTAAATTGCTATTTGCAGTAACAATATCGTCCGTATTCTTCTTTACTTTGGCCGCCAGCGAGCCGGAAACATTTGGATTCATTTGCCGCGCATCCGCCACAAACCCCTCATTCGTAACCAGGCCCGTATTATTGATACTGGACGTTGCAATGTATCCGCTTAATATCTCTGTCAGCTTTGAATTGCTCACCAATTTCAGCGCAACCTTTTGTGCTAACGCATCAAGCAACTCCTGCACATTGCTTGTTCCATCCGCTTCTCCCAATAATCCTTGTTCATCCACGGCGGAAACCGAGGATGCCTTGCCATTAAAACCACCCAGCCCCTGTGCAATCTGATTTGCTTCCTCAGCGCTTCTCTCTGCCTCAGTTGCTTTATTCGTTGCGGTTGCGGCCGCCTGGCTGGCCGTATTCGCACTTTGATTGGCGGCTGTAGCACTTCTTTCTGCCTCTGTCGCTCTGGTTGTTGCCGTATCGGCCGCTTGACTGGCTGTATTCGCACTTTTGTTGGCGGCCTCGGAACTAGCCTCTGCTGCCTCTGCCTTTGTCGTCGCCGTTCTGGCCGCCTCGCTGGCTGTGCTCTCGCTCCGGCTGGCGGCTGTAGCGCTTCTTTCTGCCTCTGTTGCTCTGGTTGCTGCCGTATTGGCCGCCTGGCTGGCTGTATTCGCACTTTGGTTGGCGGCCTCGGAGCTAGCCTCTGCTGCCTCTGCCTTAACAGTCGCTGTGGCGGCCGCCTGTGTTGCTTCCTCCGCCTTTTCCGTCGCCTTTTCCAATGTTGTATTGGCTTTCGCTATGGCTGTCTCTGCCTGCCGCTGCCATTCAGCCTCATTGTTTACCCTTCGTTCTTCATTGGTTTTGCGCTGTTCCTCTGCTTCCTGTCTTTTACTCTCGTTAGCATCCAGTGTTTCTGCCTTTTGAGTAATTCGTTCTTCTAGCTGTTCAAATTCGGCAAGATGGCCTTTGTATGCTTCCCCATCAAATATCGTATGTCCTACATACACGGCCCCTGGATTCGTAGCCCATTTGATGGTTCCATTTTCATCATATGCGCGAACAGCTATCCATACTGTACCCTTATGAGACACACATGCGGCCGGGATGCTCCAAGTCAGCAGGATATACGCTTCTTGCGTTTCTGCGTCGAGCAGGCAGGTATCCAGTATGGCATCCTCATATTCCAAATCAAGTTTGAAGCGCAGGTTAGCCAGGTCCACACCGCCCGCCGTGATGCGGTTCAGCCTGATATGGCGCACCTCCGAATTGTTATCGTACGTCGTCCCTATCTGGCTATCCTTTTCAGGAATAACAAGTTTTCTGCCTACTACCGTAATCATCCCGTCTGCTCCTTCCTTATCCCTGAATCAGTTCAACCTGCTTTGCATTCTCCATAGCTTCTTCAGTTACTCTTGTCTGGTCCATGGAATTCATAATTACTTCATACACAGATTTAGGAAGTTCTACTTCCTTCCCGCGCTCTATCAGATACGACCTTCCATTCACCCCGACAAACAGCGGGGCCTTATATCGGTCATCATCCCTAAACAAAGCGAATTTTACCGTTTCTTCTTTCTTTGTGGCTGCCATCATTTTACCTCCGTTAATTTTCTTTGTGGTCGTTGTATGTAGATGCTGTCTCAATACGTACCATGTACTGCTGGGACAAGATTTCAGTTACCTTCATGGCCTTCCATCCAACCGTAGAACGCTGGTTCAATGGATCGGCTGTACCTCCACTTCCCAGTGGCTTTACAATCGTTTCCAGCCCTCCTCCTTCAATTTTGGTGGTTGCGTATGCGTTTTCTCCCAGCAGCAGCGTGGAATATACATCAATCCCACTCGCGCCGGCATTGGTAAACTTCTTTGCCTCAGTCGTCTCTATAAATCGCACGCCTTCCAGGGTTCCGATTTCGCCATTAAAAATCCGTTCCGGGTTTTTATACTTCACTACCTCAATGAATCTCGGATCCAACGTGATATCATAGGCGCAATCCGGGTGGATAATAGCTACATAGTGTCCATTGATTTTAGCTGTATTCTGGACCTTTAAAGCCCTCACAGCCATCTTGATTGCTTTTACCGTCAGCTTCATTTCTGCTGTCAGTTCGGAGCGGGAGGAAACCTGCCCCTCTGCGTACTGCACGTTAGTACCGGCGTTTAACGCCTCTCTCGATATAGTGTCCAGGGTACTTCCCGCCTGGTTTCCAATGGCTGTCGTGGCTTCTACAACCACGTTGTCGATTGCCGTCATGCTAATCTGGTCAGATAATGATACAAAGCCGCCATACTGCTTTACCTCTGCCTCCTGCTTTGTTACAGTCATGGTCTGGCCTTCCGGCGTTACCCCCTCCGTTAAGGGCGTAAGCGCCTTTGGAAGCTGCTCAAATCGTCTAAATTCAATCCGTTTTCCTCCGTTCTTCGGAATGTTTCTTGTCTGTCCAAACTGGTCGTGTACCAGATGCGGTTTTGTATATCTCAGCAGATTTTTGTCGTAGAATGTTTTCATTTCTGCCGACAGGCTTCCTGTTCCGGTCGTATTGGCTGGTACAGATGTATCAAACATCCTGAGATTTAACTTCAAAGTTGCATTCATAGCTTTGTTCATAATTTCTCCTTTCTTTCCCTATCCGCTATCTAAGTGTGATTTGTTCTCCGTTTCGGACCCGTTCAATGATTGCGTCCATCTGTTCGTCCGTTAGGCTTGCAACGTCTACGTCTGTCTTTGTGGCGGCTCCTTTACTTGCTCCGTTTTCAGTTGGTCTTGCTGCGCCGGAACGAATTGTGTCAGCCACTTTTTTCTGCGTTTCCGTCTCTGTTTTTGCCATAAGGCCCTGGCTGAGTTCAGCAAAGTGTACAGCGCGATAGGCCGCCTCCATGCTTACTCCGCTTTCAAGCATTCGTGCAAAATCTGGGTTTTGGCATTCTAATACCATGTCGAACTGTGGGAACAGCTGTTTACACCTCTCCGCCTCCATGTTCCAACGGCTGTATATCTGTTCTCTCTGCCTGGCCTCATTCCATTCTCTCTGCTGTGCAAGCAGCTGCTGATTCTGCATCTGAAGGTTCATCATGGTCCGGTACTGGTCAACCGACATTCCCGCCTGCGTAGCCGCCGCTTCATAAAAGCTGTCATCCTTCTCAATGGCTGCCACTACATCCTCTATCTTTCCTGAGTTTACCCCGTACCGGATATTCAGCAGGTTCATGAGCGGTTCGTACGCTTTTAGCTGATTCTGCATCTTCTGGTTTTCTGCATTTCTGCGGTTTAACGCTTTCTCAATGTCCTTGGCAATCAGGTCATTGTAATCCGCACGGATGCGCTCATAGGCTTCCTCTCGGTTCTCCGGCTCGCTTACGGAAGGTTCCTGTGAAGCCTGTCCTTCGGCTGGTTCCTGTCCGGTTCCCGGCTCCTGTGGCTCTGCTGCCGCTTCGGCTCCTTCTCCAGTTTCACCCGCTGCGGCCCCTTCTCCTTCAAACATTCTCAGATTTAATTTGAGTTTGTTCATGTATTTTTCTCCTTTCCCGTCTATTACAGGCGGCATCTTCCTGCCTCCTGTAATAACCATATCACATTCTATTTTTTGTTTCCAACACCCCTAATTTTATGTAGTCTGGGTATTCATTTTCAAGCATGCTGTAACCTGCCCTGATGGTTTCCAGTGTGGCTTCCACCTCTTCTATGTGGCTCTGCTTCACAACTGCATGCGCATCTATATTGCCAGCCTCATACCGGTTCAAACTGAGCAGTATTTTCTTTTCCTCTGCCAATGTCAGTAGCCGTTGTACTAATGTTTGTCCCAGAATGGATATAGCCGCACATACAATGTCATGACCTTCTGGCAGGTTATTCCTTTCAGCAAATCCAGCATGTCCTTTCATAGTTATCTTCACATAGCCCTTATCAAATAACATATTGACCTTCGTCATAATTTAACCTCCGTTGATGTGGCTGCCCTCTGCCTGGCCTTTCCCGCTGCGCTGCTGTCTCCCCCGATGGCCTGTCCTATGCTATTTGTTATTACTGGTTCTCCATTGGCATTTCCTGGCTTTACTTCTCCCTGTGGCAGTCCAGCTCCATCCATAACGGCAAGGATTTTTTGATTTCCGGTCATTTCATAGATTAAATTCGCCATCTGAGCCATGGTTGCCTGCATCTTCTGCATCTGCTGGTACATAGTTCCGTTTTCTTGCACCTGCTTAATGACTTCTTCTCGCTTGTCAAAATCCATCATCTTTATGACAGCAAGGGCCTGGTCTGCATTTTGCGGGGCAAACACGCCCATTCCGTAAAGTTCCTTTGCCAGCTCATTATTTGCAATTCGGCTGTACAGGCTGGCCTTCTGGGCCGATACCTTGATATCAAATACTGGTTTGCGCATGGACAGTTCTCCATTCATCATGGCATCTTCCTGCGGTTTCAGTCCCTGGTTGTCCAGAGTAATGTACTCCGAACTTCCATTTGGCCGTGTAATCCTGTAACATCTCGGTATATCGTAGAATTGCCGTATCAGCTCTATCACAAGCGTAACAATTTCCGAATAAGCACTATAGCTGTCCTTCAGCATATCCCTGGACAGTTTGCTTCCGGCCTCCTGTAGTGCGGCAATGGCGCTGGCCGCTGTCACTCCGGATGTAGTGGAACCCTGGGAGAAATCGCGATTTCCAGATGTCTCCTTCAATTCGTCAATCTTTGCCTGACGGATACTCAACACATCATTGGACATTTCGGGCGGCTTTATCGGCTGGATAGAGTTCTCACTTACATCTCCGCTACAATGCACCAGGTCCCTTGACAAGTCTGTAAATTCCTCTTCATTCACCTGCGAAGATCCGGCAATAAAATACCTGGGCCGGCTTAAACTGGCGTGTTTTAGGATTACCTGGTCCAGCTTGTCTATGTATTCCTGCGGATTAATCATGACATCCAGATACCCAAATCCAGCCGGCGACCCCTTATCCGGAAACATACAATCAAACACAAATGGGTATTTTCCATGGTCATACAGTCCTGTTTCTCTATACTTCGGGTCATTCTCCGTTGCAAACAAGACATGCCCTTCTACAAATTTGCAATAATGCAGGACTGTACGGTTTGTTCGGATACCATTTACTTCCCCGTACACCCGGCGTTTATAGTACCAATCAAAGACGTTCACTTTCTTCGAGGTGTCCAATTTGGACACGTAGGCATATTCCGGCTTGTAAATGGCTCCTGATTGCAGTTTTCCTTTCAGCTGTGGATACTCTTCTTCCAGTGTCTCATAGTCCACCATATCAATAACGAACACATTTTCTGAATCCTGGATATTGCTTATCCCAGGCTCCCAGAATATGTCCATCATATCTATGTGTCTGATTTCAATGTCCCCCAGGCCATTTTCTTTATCCTGGTTCCAAAATATTCCATATACCGCAGTACCCGTCTTTGGTTTATCCCAGGAACACTCCGAATAAGTCTTGTCAAATCCATTCTGTTCCATGATAACCGGCACGACATCTGACAGCATCTTAGCAATGGGTTCGTCACTCTCCTCCCTGGGCAGGATAGCCGGAGAAGGGTAATTATCCTGAAAGTCAGCGTGTTTATTAATTACACTGTTAAACAACCATGCACTTGTGGGTCGCGGGTCATTGGGATTGCTGGATGGGCTTGTAAACCGCTCCCAATGGTTATTTTTCCACCATTCTTCCGCGTTTGTAATTCGCTTTGTCAGGTCATCTTTGGCATCCTTGTATTTCCGGAACATCTGCAAGGCATCTTCAATCGTCTTTTCATTCACTGGTTTCCAGTCCGTTCCAGGTACTTCCTGCATTGTTGTATCGTTCTCCATGCGTCCTCCTTACACTCTTATCACCCGGCTCCTACGCTCCCGCTCTTCTTTGTACAGGTCAAGCGGGTCTTCAATGGGCAGCGGTTTTTCTACATTCTTTCGGATTGCTATAATACGGGACATAAGCACATATCTGCATTCGTCGTAAATGTGATCCTCCTGTTTTGTATTCACGTCCTCCACGTCCTTTTCATCGTATACGAGATTGGGTACAGTGCGTATGAATTCTTTACAGTTCTTGAACACGTAGAACATAGAGCGTCCATGTTCGTCAAAAGCCATGCGGTAATGGTATTGCATCTTTCCGGCAATTCTATGATTGTCTCCAGGAGACCAGTACACACCCATTTTTGCCATGGTATCTGCGATGGATGGTCCCCGGTCCTTTGCAAATATGGATGGGTCCGCAATCCCTGTGATTCTCCTTCCCTTCAAATTCGGGTCCGTCTCCTCAATAGCCCGAATCTGTCTTGCTACGGCTGCCGGTTCTATCTTAATTCCTACGTTGTAGCAGTCCTTTTTCATCCCATAAAGTTCGCGTATACGGTAAATGCAGCCCGTATAATCCACTGCATACCAACCGACTGAAAATGGTTTTGCATAACCATGATCATAACCTCGAATGATTTCCCATCCATCCGGGATATTGAATGGATTTATTACATGGCTCCACTGTTGTGTATCATATCCTTCTGGGTCGTTTTTCCATTCTTCAAACACCTGACCGCTAAATGAATTCCAGTCACCATATAGTAATGCGTTCCGCTCTGCCTCAGGCAGCATAGCTAGCGACGCTAAATAATGTGGATTATTACGCATCAAGTCAGCATTATCAAATAAACTGCTGGGAATGAATATTCGGTCACTCTCTGTCTGGATTGGTTTTCCTGTTGGGTCTTTTATTTCTGTAATTTCCTTTATGGTCGTCTCCGGCTTCATTGCTGTTATGAATCGTGCCTTCACCCATCCGTGTCCCGGACCACCTGGGTTTGCCGTTGAACGGATGTACCCTCTTAATCCTGGTCCGCTTGACCTTGTACGCGAAAACAGATAAGAATATTCGTCCCAAGAGAAATGTGTCAGTTCATCGAATCCGACAAAGTCATAGTGCCTTCCTTGATACTTCAATTTATCCTTTTCATACTGCATACTTCCAAAGTATATTTTCGCTCCACTTGGAAATGTCCACACATGATCAGTTTTATTGTATTTGGCACGTGGAAAGGCACAACCATACAACTCCCTGGACCGGCTAATTAAATCCTCCAACTCCGGGAACGTTTTTCGTATAATGACAGCTCGATAGTATCCTATATGGACCTGTCTAAGTGCTTCCACCAGCAGATAATCCGACTTTCCTCCGCCTGCGGAGCCTCCGAACAAGGCTTCAAATTCCATTCTTTGCATCATGGCTTGCTGTCTCGGCGATGGCGCCCATATGACATTATGGGTCTTGACAAATTCTTTCGCATCAAACTTCTGTTTGTTCTTACCGTTCTTCCTCACGTTGGTTTTGCTCTTCCTCCATCATTTTTTTAATTTCCTTGGCCTGTTCTGTTTCCATCACAATCATGCCAAATCCGGCTCCGTTTTCGTCCTCATCATTGTTATTTTTAAGTTGCACATACTTATTGCGCCATTCCGGCATACGGTTCTCCAGCCAAAATACAATGGCTTTTGTATCCCCTTCCACATGTACAGTCTCCTCCGCGTATTCAATCACTTCATCCTCTTTTATTTTCTTGCCGTTCTCGTACGTTACATGTCTTGTTTTGATAGGCTTTTTATTGGTTACTGTATATCCGAGGGCTGCCCTATACAAACTATTTTCCACAAGGCGGTCTGCATAATCCTTCCCCGTAGATAATGCTTCACTTATTTTTTCATGTTTCTTTTTCCACTCCCCCAGGGTGGAGCGGCTTATCCCAACCAACTTGGCTATTTCATCGTCAGTTTTTCCAGCCCTGGCCCAGGCTGCCAGTATGGTAAGTTTCTCCTCGTTCTCCACCCATTCCTGCCATTTCTGTCTTGCCATGCTTCACCTCCTGGCATAACCATATCACATTCTATTTTTTGTTTCCAACACCCCTATGCGACCGGTTTTGTCCGGTTTATTCCACGCAAAAAAGACGCAGGTCGCGTCTATCTTTTCCGATTCTCGCGCGCGTATACGCGCATGTGCATGCGCACACGCATTATAGTGTCCGATTTGTACGGTTACTTTCCTTCCTTCTCTCTCTGGTAGATGGCTTTATAATACGGGCAAGCGTCATACATATCGGCACAAAACAGTTCCTGGTAGTTTTTCTTTTCCTCATGGCTTGTAAACTCCAGCTTATTTCTTACTTCAAACCCCAAGTTATTTTCTATGTTCTCGCACGTAATAGTTGGCGTTTTTTTATCGTATCGGCTGACTGTGACACAATACGGGCATCGTATCTCTTTTTTTGGTCGCACCCTCTCACTTCCCTTCTTTGCGCACACTAAGCGACGGACCTTATCTGGACCGCTTTTTCTTTTGCTGTCGCTTAGCTGCCCTCTCATGAGCAGCCATATGATAACCCGGAAGAAGAACAAGGGTATATTCCAGGAATTCATAACCATTTTCTTGTATACCTGACTTCACCGTCTCCTTATCCAGGTAGTATCCTTCTGGTACCTCAATGGCCCCTGGATCTATCCGTCTACGTTTTCTAACTTTTTCCTTTTTGGGCTCTGGACGCACAAGGTTCTGAGACGGGTTATATCGTTTTCCCTGGAGCCTTCCCTCTGTGCGCATGGTCTTATCCGAATATTTAATAAAATAGTCGGCCAGTTTGTGGTAGCTCCCGCTTTCGTCCATCGGCACCGCCTTAATCCATCCATGGGGCCATACGATTTTTAACAGTCGTACATCGATTCCACCCGTCTGAACAACATGCACATGCTCTGCACCGCGTTCTCCGCGTTCCCCTACCCAGATATATTTTAGGCGTATGCCAGCCTTTCGATAGAGTTTCCGCAGCTGCTTCAAAAACTGTCTTACATAAGCCCGGAATTTTTTGGGTTCCCCTGGCCTTTTTCCCTCCTCGAAGCTGTATGTAACATACAGGTCGGCTCCTGAAAAGTTCGCATTCATGAGCCACGTTAATGTACGCTGTGCATTCCTCCGATTAATCTCTGCCTGTTGCTCACTGGTAGGCTTCTCTCTCTTCCTCCTCCTTCCCTCCTTCTGTCCGTTCAATTTCTCGTCATTATATTTCGCTGAATAATATGCACGGATGTTCTTAGTTCTCCCTGCATAGCATACACTTTCTATATGCGCCATTACCCTGTTACTCCCATCCTATGATTTCTCCCCCTGAAAACCAGGGGGAGGTTCTTATTTTAATAAACTTATCGAGTTGGATGCGGGGTCATATCCCCGCTCCGTTCTTTTCTGAAAACTGTAAATATATGTAAATTATGCCGCCTTGTTTCTTATCACCCGCAGTGTGTCTGGGGTCGACTGCGCATAATATAAGGAAGTTACTCTTGAATCTGCATGTCCCATAATCTCCTGTATTGTTCCAATGTCAACGCCTTTGTTCTTCAGTTCCATTCCCAGGGTTTTTCGCATTTTATGCGGATACACCCTGCTTGTCACTCCAGCCCGCTTTGCTATGTCCTTAAGAATTCCTCGCACTGCGCATGTAGATAATGCCTGGTGCGGCTCCTTAGAGCTTACAAATATGGCCGGGTTATGATCTGTCCTACTATTCAGATATTTCCTATAATGATAGATATCGTCCGGGTCCAGATACAATGTGCGGTATCGGTTGCCCTTCTCGCCTAAAATCATTACGTCTCCTGTCTCCCAATTAACCAGGTCAATTGTAATTGCAACTACCTCGCCTACTCTGGCTCCGGTACTACGCAGTACCTCCAGTATGGCCCTCTCCCTCAGGCTTTCACATCCATCTTTCAATCGCGCCATCTCTTCGGGTGTGAAATAGTCAATCGGCTTTTTGGTAACCTTCTGCGGTTCAATTGCTTCAACTGGATTTGCACTAATCAGCTTTTCTTTACGCATCCAAGTAAAAAACGCGGAAAGAAACCGCCGCTCATTGTTGATGGTCTTTGGCTGGTTCTTTCGTCCTGTTTGTGAAACGTTCTTGTGTTCGTACCAGTCAAGGTAATAATAAATGTCTGGTTCTTCCATTTCGGTCAATGGTTTATATACCAAAGTGACCAGCCGCTTAACGGCACTTACATAACCATACTTTGTCCCCTCTGCCAACTTCTTCTTTTTATATAAGAAGAGTTGCAATATGTATCCGTTCTGACTGTCTATGCTGTCTTTCATTTCCATTGGCAGCGTATTGATTCGTTCAATCACTACGTCCACCAGATTCTTTGTTAGAACTCTTTCCAGCATTTCTAGCACGTCACTGCTCAGATAGTACGTCATTGCCACAATTACGTTATTAATAATTTCCGCTTTTACACTCTGACTATCTGTATTACTCATAACCCTTCCTCCTTCGTATTGCTTAAGGAATCAGAATATGGTATACTATCCTTAAGCGTAATGGCGGTACAGATAACTTTGGTCGGTTGGTGTACCGCCTGTTTTATTTCCTCCCTGTTCTGTATTCATTCTTTTATCAAATAATCCCATTGGCATCCATCCCCTTTCCTTTTATTTGTTAATGAGCTGGCACGGAGTCGAACCGTGCTACAGTTGTGTTAATAACTTCCCTTTCAGCTCTATAATTCAATAACAAATTAAAAGCCACTAATCTAATACTGATTAGTGGCTTCAATAAATTCTTTCATTATTTTTGATAATTGTTTGGCTTGCGTTGTTCCTGCCGCTTCACAAGCTTTTGCAAAATCCTCTACAAGCGTTTTATTAAGCTTATAGGACTTGCTAATTAATCCGGCTTTTTTCTGCCATCTTTCTTGCGGCGTTCCCCTTCATATTGTTTTCCATTCAAGTGTAATCCTATGATTTTCTCCATCATACCAGCTTAATACCGGTTCATCTCCCCAACTTGATATGATTTCGTCAGCCATATAGGTCTTACCCTCCGGCGTATCAATAAGCAACTCCTCAAATTCATTCCGGGATACTTTCCATTTGTCTGGCAATGTGATTTCAATTTCTTCACTCACAGTTGCATGTGGGTGTTTTTCCGAAATAGTGAAGATTGTCTGCTTCTCATGTGCCAATACTCCGTAATTTGCGAATCCTTTGATTGTTGTCATAGTGTTTACCCCTTTTTCTATTTATAATATGTTTTCTAACTGTCTTTATTATAACATAGGGTGCACCCAATGTCAACATTTTATTTCCACTAATCAATATTAAATTTTCAATGTACGTTTAAATGTTAATATTGCTTATGTCAGTTCGGTTGATTAGATACTATCCTGTGCGTTGCAACATCCATATCCTTAATCATATCTAATAGCGGCCGCTCTGTCTCACTTTTTGCTATCGCTTTCCAGCGATATGTATATACCGGTTGTGAGCAATTTCCTAAAATATTTGGCATTGCATAGCTTTCTTTTCTCTCCAAGAAAAACATCTCTTACCTCCGCTAAATGTTAATACTGCTGATATCAGCTTAGTCTCAAAGAACAGTACTCAAATCCAGTTCAATACCTTCCATCACTGCTCTGGCTTCAAGGACCGCGATATAATCTGTCATTGCTTTTACCTGCATATTGTATGTGCTTCTAGGGCAAGTAGGAACAAACCCAAGCTCTATTCCCCTGTCCCATTTATTCAGCATATTAGCCAATCCTCTGTATCTGATAACTAACTGCTGATACTCTGCAATAAATCTCTTTTTGTAATCTGCACTATTCATTCCTTCTACTGTATCCGCTAATTTCATCATGTATTCCTCTTTCTCCGACACTCAGCAGTCGGCTGCTAATATTAATTTCCATGAACAAGAAATTTCGGGAACTCCTGTATCAACGTGTCTCCCCATATCTCTAATAAACTGGATTTCATAAACACCGGAATACCATCTGCCTGGCACCGTTCCACAATGTTCTTTATCCATTCACGCTTTGGAATGACCTTATCCTTGCGGTGTCCTGTTTCTGCACCTATGATAATCCAATCTATGCCTCTTATGTGATATTTCTCAAACGGCTTTAATAATGGCTCAATGCTGATAAATGTTTGGACAGAGTGATGTGTCGTAAAAGAAAAATCGGCTCCCATCGGTCCAGTTTGCGACCATCCAAACCACATATTAGGCGGCATATATTCATCAAGTAACTTCTCGTATCGTTTTGGATTCTTAGTAAGAAACAGATAATTATGCTGCGGAGCTGCTTCGCAAGCCTCAAACACTTCCTCTATCCATGAATCCGGCACCCATTCGCCGAACAGGTCAGCCATAGAGCAGACAAAGATATTTCTGCCTTTCTTATCCCGGTAATCGTTCAAGCGGTATCTGTGTAACGTAGGAAGAAAACCATATGGGTAAGGACACGCCTTTTCCGATTCTTCGCCATATACCTTTTCATTTAGGACAAACAATTTATCATCTGTCCAATCCTCTCCGCCACCAGAAAAACGCTTTGCAATACCTCTGGCATAGCAATATTCACACCCATGCAGGCATCCAGTAACCGGATTCCATGTACTGTCACACCAATCAATCTTTGTTTTATCCATAAATCCCCTTTCTGTGCCAAATGAAAACTTTACCAACTTATGATACAATACCCTGGCTTTAAACCAAGTGCTGGGGCGTCCCGCAAAACATATTTGACATACCGCCTTACACTGTTTCCAGTATAAAACCCATCCCACTCTTCCAAAATAAGCAAATCTCCAACCTGGACATTATCTTCATCCGCCCGGATTTCAAAATTCTTCTCTCTTGCTCGCACCGCTCGAAAGTATTCAGGCAGTATCTTCTTTTTGACAACTTTCATCTTTCCCTTCCTCCGGTTCTCCCGGAAATATAAATTTATTTAGTTAAGAAATCCATGCTTCCTGCGGCAACGTATCCGTGTACCGCTTCCAGTCCTGGGATTCTTTGCTATATTTATGTTGGGCATACACATTTGCGGTTACTGCCTCATACAGCTTTTCAATTTCCTTTACTGCCTGAAGGTATCCTGTATTCTGGTCCCGGAGAATATCTATAGCTGCTTTAAGGCTATCATACCTATTGCGTAATCCAATATAAGCATGATAAACTTTAAAACTCTGCCTTGCCGCTGCAATAAGTTCATCCTTTGTCATTTACTTCAGCTTTTTCCTTGCTTCATCCTCAGCCCAGGCATCTGTGCAGGAAATGCCAAAATAATCCTGCTCCCATGAATCCCAGCCTAATAGGCCGCCGCCTGATTCCCCTGCGCCTATTGCCACAAAGAACAAGTCAAAACAGCTCGGCACCCACTCTTCCTCTAAGTCCATTCGCATCTGCTCGCACTCTGCGCACAAATCTCCAAAAGCCATTTTAAATTCATAGGCTTCATCTTCGTCCCCAGCAAGCGCATTTATAAGAGAGTCTCTCCCATCATCCGAATCTGTGTACCATCTGACACTTTCGCATTCTTCCAGAATATCCCACAAATCTTGTTTGATGCTATATAAATTCAGATTTTTAACAATCGGCTTTTTATACCGTAACTGTTTCGCCTTTAACCTTTTTGCTTCTTCCGCACTTAACACAAAGGGTCACTTCCTTTCTATGCAAAATTTCGATTTTGAATAATTGCCGGTACTGGCTCCCAGCTTTGGCTTTGGCCCAATCAACGGCCCCGGCTGCCGTCCAACTTTGGCATGGCGCTCCCGTTGCTTTCTCGGCGCGTTATCAGCTCACCCTCTTTTTTATTGTCTATCTGGTTTTTGCTCCAGAGATTTTTTACAAGGTCCCTCGTTCGTCCTTGCACCGTATAGCCGATATGCCAGCTTAACGATTTGGTTGACAAAAACATGTAAAATCTGTAAAACACGCTCATGTTAAGCAAATTATTAATTACTTAATGATAAATCCATCTAATATCTTCTGTGCAACTGGTTAATAATTCTTCCAGCTCCTTATTGTTGCAATAAAACCGGCAACTGTCACCCGGTCTTTTATATGCACCTTTATGGGTGCAGATGAGAATATATATCCCTTTTGGTGGATTTCTTCTAACTGAAAATGCACAGTCAGCACACTTATTTTTCATATCTCCTGCTCCCTGTCTATCTATCATTCCTCTGTCTCCATGCTCCACTCAATATCCCATTTGATTCTCTGCCCACAGTGTCCGCAATATGGATAATTTGAATTAACCCCTTCACCGCAAGATGGGCACAATCCGATATTCTCTTTGTCTTTAATAAAACACCTTTCATCCTCTGGTTTTTTTGCTATCTGTTTCTGTAGCGCTGATATGACAGCCTCAACATTTTTCAATGGTATATGTCTAAATGACTTAACCTCTTGGCATCCCATCAATTTTGCATTTTCAACTACCTTTGATAGGTCTTTCATGATTCCTTCTTCAATCATCCCTCTGTCCCCTCATCATTTCCGGTACATTGCGAGCATCCCTTGCACATTTCGCATGGTTCATTCGCCCAAGCGTCCCCATATCCAATACATGGCCTTTTTTCTTCTGCCGGTTCTACTCCGCGCAGAATGCATGGCTCCGGCTTCTCGCACCGCTCAAACTCAATCACCCATACCCACGGATTGGTGTTCCATCCATATGTACCTATGTTAGATCTTTTAATAGCGGAATCCCATAATCTCATGAAAGCGGCTCTATGCGCTATCCCACTATTGTCCGTCTCTACAGTGACACCCTCCCTTTTTGCGTCTTTGTTGGTCAAATTGTGTATCCGCTCCGCCCGTACATCCGTCACCTGCAACCAGATTCTGGCGGCCTCCTTTGGCATATGGATAGATGGGCGCCACTTTCGTTCGGTATCGTCAAGACAGAATCCATTATCATCATATAAATCAGGCTGGTTTTTATCCGCTCTATAGACATAAAATAAATCGTCATAATGTGTATAACCATTTTCGTCTACTCTTGCGAGTTGATTCCATGTTTCCCGGACATACAGGATATCGCCTGGATGGTATCTACACATTTCTTCCGGCTTATATCTATCTCCTGTCTCTGGGTCTATGTAGCAGATAGCGCTTCCATTTACCTCAACGTCAAACTGGTTGGATATGTCGATATCAATCTTTCTCCGCGTGACCGTCTTGCGTCCTTCCAGGATTGCCCGGACCATTTCACCATTAAACAATATCGGTCTTACCATAACCTGCTCCTTCCTACGCTAAATACGTGCCAAATGAGTCAATTGCCTTCATGGCCTCTCCCAAATCATCAAACACCCTTCCATCGTACGAGATATCATCAATCCGGTACCCCAGTTCATCTCCATCGGATGGGGTTGCTACCCTCAAGGTGCAGATATCCATACCTTTGTATTCCGTTACCTTTGCATATCTATTGCTTAAATGCTTCATCTTCTCTCCTCCATAAATACGTGCTTCTATCATCAAATATCTGGCCTGTAATATTATTGATACGAATATGCGATAGTGTATCAATGTCTGTCGGTGTTAAATTACCGCCTCTGAATACAATGGTTCCATCCGCTTTTATTTCGCTTACCACACCGATGCGGCCAAAAACTGAATCAATACTATTTCTTTTCACTTCATTTTGTCCTCTTATGGCTTCGTTCGGTTACTTTCATTAAAATATCCTGTAAAACTATTAAATCGTCGTCCGTTACAAGGCTTGCCTGCATCATGATTTCCTGCAATGTATATATGGCCCACTCCCTGGTAGACCATTCCTGTTTTTCCTCTTCTGACGGATCTGGCTGGTTCATTGCTGTATCTGCAAAACCTGTAGCGGTCATTTCTGCATTTTCTGCCGCTTTCTCTGCCTGTATCCCAGCCTGTGTAGCAGCTATCTGGGCATGTTCTGCTCGTTTTGCAGCCTTCTCTGCTCGTTCTGCGGCCTTCTGTGCAGCCTTGATTTCCTGCTTCTCCTTGACACGCTCTGCAATATCCTTGTGACTGACTTCTTTTCCTCCAGCAGCCGCGGCTGCAATCTCCTTCTGTTCCTCTTCCGGAAGCTTTGCCGTCTCATATGCGGCAGTTTTTCCAATTGTTCCTGCCTTAAACTGTTCTTTCGCCTCAGGCACCAGGCCCTTGTTTATTTTATCCATCCTTGCCACCTGGGTCTTGCTGGTCTTAAGGATATCCGCAACAATATCCCGCATTTTTCCCTTTATAATTATCCCATCTTCTTCTCTGGCCCGTATAAGGGCCGCTTTCAAACGGGCCGCTTGCTCTGTTTCTTCATATGGCGTAAGTTTGCGGTTAAAGGCATTTCCAATAATAAGAGACAATTCAAATAGGGCTGATGTCATTTCTTTGTACAGATACCTTGCCTTATAATCCCTGGGAAGCGCCCCGCATTCTATATTATGTATGTTGGCCAGATTCCTTCTATGGCCGCTTATGATTTTGTATACACCATCTACCCGTCCAAGTACAGTCGGCTGCTGTTGGCCCACGGTAAGCATGGAATCTGCCAGCTCCTCAATGTTTTCCTGACTATAAAAATTGCTTTCTGATGGTTCCACTTCATAGGGGCTCAGATAAATTTCCGTAAAATCCGGATCTGATGCTTCCACGGTGTTTAATAGTTCTTTAAATGACCACGACATTGTTCCCCTTCCCCTCCTACAGATAGCTTTCTCCAAAACGCAACCTGAATTCGCTTCTTGCCATTTCTTCTGTTAACCCACAGGCAACTTCATGTTTTTCCCACGCAAGCTGTCCGGCTATTTTGGATAGCTTCTCTGCCATTGGATTCTCATGTATGCGTTCAAGGACATTCCCCATGTTATGGCATTTATTGCAGCACGGAATTTTTATCCCATCGTCTTCTGCCTTATCACGGTTTCCCTTCCCCCATATAAGGTGATGTTGTGCTTCTGTTGGCTTTCCGCAAAACACACAATAATCGTTATATTCTGTCACAATGCCTTTACTCACTGGTTCCCCTCCTATATTCTTCAACAAATTTCCGATAACTGACTGCCGCCGCGCTTCTTGGACTGTATTCCTCCAGAGGCTTCCCCATCATTATGCTTTCAGCCACTTTTTCGCTGTACCGTATTTTTTCCTTAAACATCTTATATCCCTGGTCCTGTAACCATTCAACACCAGCTACATTAGCATCGTTATTACGATACATTGTGACCAGGATTCCAAGCAGTTTTATTCCCGGGTTTCGCTCCCTGCATTCTGATATTTGGTTCTTGATAGTTTCCAGTCCATCTAACGCCCACTGGTCCAGTTTTACCGGCACAATTACGTCATCAGTGACCATTAGTGCATTTATTACATTAATCCCCATATCTGGAGGATTATCTATAATAATATAATCGTATGGCTTTCCATCCTCTGCCCTGGCATTACGCAATGTCTCAAACTGCCCCACTTTCTCCCCTGATTTACCCATCAACTGGTATGTAGACGTCAGAAGGGACATATCGGCGCTCACCACTCCCATGCCTGGCTCACCCGTAAATCTCATGATTTTATTCACGTCCTGCCCATTCAGAAGCTGGGCCGTTCCGCATATATGGTCCTCTGCATAATGCTTTCCCATGGCCTGGCTAAGGTTACCCTGTTTGTCATTGTCCACCAGCAATACGCTCTGTCCGTATTTATGGTGCAATATGTATCCCAGCTCCAGCGCTGTCATGGTCTTTCCCACACCACCCTTTAAATTGATTATGCTTATAATCCTCACTATCTTCCTCCTAAAATACATGTGGATCTTCACACGGTCTTATATCCATGCCGCGTTTCTCCGCTATCTCCTCTAAGCATTTCATACGCCATTGATGCCCTATCGTTGCTGACTGTATTTCATAATCACGCGTTTTCAATGACATAATTCTAAGGTCTCTCATTAATTTCTGAAATTCACCTGGATATATGGTGGTATCCGCCTCTAAAATTCGTTTTACATCAAAAGGCGAATACCCAACTCTGGCACACACTTCTCTTTCACTTATTTCAAAGCATTCGGCTAACTCATGCAGTACGCTCATTTTTTCGCCTCACACTTCTTTAGTGCCCGGATGACCGTTGCACTGCTACAACCTAACATACGCGCTATCTCGTTCACTCCGCGGCCAGATGCTCTCAGCTTGGCAATTTCTATGTGTCTTGCATTGATTTTGTCCCTTTTTTGCTTTGCACATCGGACAACATTGGCAACCGCCTGCTGACTATATCCAGTCTTTTCTGCTATCTCAGCATTGCTCAGGCCACGATATGCCAAATTCATTATCTTTTTCCGTCGTTCTTCCATCCTTTCTTCCTCATTCGGCATATGTATATCTGTCCGAAGTTTTGGACGCCTTTTCGCATTATATATAAGTGCTTCTTGGAGCGTCATGCTCCGCTGCATCCTTCCAAGCTGTAATGTGATGATATTTTTATAGATACCAGTAATTAGCATTCGTCTCTTGACCATTCTGGATCCTCCTATCCCATCACTTCTTGGGACTGATTCATAATATATAAGCGAGTCTCCTATCTTAAGAGATTTTCTGTATGCCTCTAATTCATCCCTTTTTATCGGGTTTTTTGTTTCAATTCCCATATCTGCCTCCAAATCTTCTTGATTTCTTTGGCCGTATCAGATATACTTAATTTGCACAGACTGGGACGGGGACCTTCCCTGTCCACCCGGCTGATTTTATTCAGCCGGTTTTTTATTGTAATAACTGATTGGCCTTATTGACACCGGTTTATATCCGACTCCTTCAATTGATGTGTAATTTCGGTTCTGCATTTTTTGGCAATCACATTTTTCTCCTGGGTCCAATGCTCCCCCGCAATATTCACACGTTCTAAATTGTCTTGCCATGTTTCTTATCTTCCTCCGTACATCAACAAATACATGATGACCATTGTTGCAAATCCAAGCAGGTAAAATAAGGCCGCCGACCAACATTTATAATGTTCTCTTTCTTTCCTGGCCTTCCTGCACTCATATCTCCAATAATCTTCTCCCACTGCACGGCCTCCTTCATTCTTCGCTTCTCTTATACTCATAATAGATTTCCTCCATGGTATGCGGCGTAAAAAACATCTCACGGTTATAATAGTCTCCCACCCAAATAAACACTTCCAGCACCTCTCCTTCGTACCATTTCCCGGCCAGGAAAAACGTCTGGAAAACCTTCTTGTTTCCCTTAGTGTTCCATGGCGATACCCTTATTTTTATCTGGCCCGACTGGAAGTAATAGCCATATTCATCTTCCTTCATTAACTTCCCGGTCCCCAAGAGCTGCTTTGCCAGTTCTTCGGCCTTTTTCTTTGTGACCTTTCCTGTTCTCATGGTTCTTTCCTTTCCGATTCTTGTTTTTTCTCCCCTCCCGTCCTATAATGTACTTACAGGCCCCCGCCAGGGCCAAGTACAAAAGAAAGGGGGATGTTACATGGATGCTAAACTTATACGCAAGGTTACATTTACGTGTCCAGGATGTAATACATCCATTAAATTTGATATTCTTCCTGGCGAAAAAGAAAGGGAAGAGTTGATGTTGGCAGTCAAAACTATTGGTTGCCCCAAATGCCACATATCTTTATACAAAGATGCACAGCGTATGCTTCTGGCTATATATGAGTATAATGCGGCTCTTGAAAAACTCTCCACCACCGTAGAATCCACTTGCTCCACTCTGGACTAAAAGACGCCTGTTTTAGCTCTGTCAAGTATCTCCATTGCTCTTGCCAGAGCTAAAACATCCCCGCACTTTTGCCATTCACCTTTATGACTTTCTCCTGATGATCCAGTTTCCTTCAAAGCTTCCGATCGTTCATTTGATTGGCTGGATTCCCTTACTACCGCAACTCCCAAGCTTTCCAGTCTCTTCCAACATTCAAATATCTTCTCCTGTGCCTGTTCCATCTCTTCCATGACTTCATTCAGCTCTTTTTTACTAAATTCAATTTTCATGTTATACATTCTCTTTTCTCCTTTCTGGGTTGATATCGGGTGATTGTTACACATATGTATCCACCGGAATCAATTTAATCCCCCTTGCCTTGTAATCCCGCAATACGATATCGTAAATGATTTCCGGTGCCTCTACCCCCTCCAGGGTCTCCAGCTCCCTTCCATCCTTCATTACATTGATTACCTTAAGATGGGGCTTGTCCTCCTTTTTCATGTCCTTTCCCTCCCTATGCTGTTTTATTTTCTCGCTGTTCCAGGAAATCTATCGCCTTTAAAAAGCTTTCCAGATTAATCTGGTTCTTCTCGCTCAGCCCCGTAAGCATTTTTGCCACTTTTTCCACTTCCGGTCTACAGTCACTGTCTACCATGGTTTCTGTACAGTTACAATTTGACATTATAGCTTCCTCCTCTCTTCTTGTTTTTTCTCCCCTCCCGTTCTATAATGTACTTACAGGCCCCTGCCAGGGCCAAGTAAATTCGGAGAGGTACATATATGACCGTGAAATATTCTTCTCACTCCCTAGAACCTGATATGTATCAGGATGTTATTTTTGAACTTAATGAAATATCGCAATGCCCAAGATGCAAAAGTTTCATATCTCCTATTTTTCTCTTTAGTGCGTTTAAGAGATATCGTATTGATTCTGCGTCCCTTGCCAAAATTGACTGTTTTCTTTTTTGTCCAAAATGTGAACATGTATTCATTGGCACATACGCATCCCTCTATAAACTTGGCAAATACGAAATGGCATCCCTCAAATCCGTTGAACCGACCCCCCCTTCTGCTCAATCGTTCGATGATAAGATCAGAAATCTATCACCACGTTTTGTTGAAATCTATAACCAATCCCTCGCAGCGGAATCCTACAAATTACATGAGATATGCGGACTTGGATATAGAAAATCGCTTGAATTTCTTGTGAAAGATTTTTCAATTCATTTCAACCCCTGTGATGCAGATAAAATCAGAGCAATGTCCCTTAGTTCTTGCGTTCATCAATACTTAAATGACCCTTCTGTTAATTCTCTGGTTGAAAAGGCTATGTGGCTTGGTAATGATGAAGCACATTATGTTCGTAAACACACTGACCGAGACACTAATGATTTGAAAACTTTTATCACCGCAGCCACTCATTTTATCACTTTAAGACTAACAATAGAGGATGCAAATTCAATTGTCTCTCAAAAGTGATTCATCGAATTTACATGTTTCAACATCAAAGGCTTCTACAATCTTTTTGTCTCTAAGTTCTTTTAAATGAGGGTCATATTCGGCTAAAAAATTTCCTTGCATGTCCCAGTACTGTGTTATTTTACGTACTGGGTCTTTTTCCGTACCATCTCCTTTCAGTGCCATTATTTCTATCACTTCCATTACTCTTACGCTTTCCATTCCTATTGCTCCAAACATCTCTTTTCTCCTTTCTGGGTTGATTGATTCAAGATTTTAGTGTTTGTGGTTTGATAAAGTCATTTTATATCTTATTATTGACTTTGTCAAGCCAATAATGGAATTTTTTTTATTGTTATGGCTTGACTAAGCCATTTTATTGTTATATACTCAAACTATACTTGAATCGAAAGGTAGGTGATAGCAATGGAAATGCACGAACGTATCAAAGAATTGAGAAAAAATCATTTAAATCTATCTCAAGAAGCATTTGGTGAACACCTTGGGGTAAGTCGTTCTGTCATTAATAATATAGAGCGAAATGCTCTTGCCAGACCAGAGCAGAAGCTTTCTCTCATTCGCTTAATGTGCAAAGAATTTAACGTTAATGAAGAATGGGTATTGAATGGTACAGGGCCAATGTTTGTTCAACCAGAAACTTTTAGTCTGGATTCCTTTGTGAAAGAACGTGGGATGTCCGAACGAGAACTAAGGATATTGAAAAGATATTTTGCCCTCGACCCCAAAACACGGCAGGAGGCTCTTTCCTATTTCTTAGATAACTTGGACGAGGAGAAAGACGAATCTGAAATGACGTTTGATGAATTGATTGCCGAATGCCCAAAAACTCCAGAAGAGCTTGAACGCTTATATCCGCCAGTCAATATCAAGCCTAAGGTTGTCAGTAAGCATAAGGTTATTTAACAAAACACCCAAAATTCCGAAGGAAAATTTGGTACTGAGTTTAGAACAGCATTATTTTTTGTGTCGTTCCTGAGAAGTCTAAATTATAGTAGATAGTATGTAAACTGCGATAGTATATTGCGTATATAGTCTTTCTTTTATAATAAATGTACTTCTTACTCAACATAATAACCACAACCTTTCTTGTCGGAAGATTGGGTGCAAGAATTATTATATTACTGGAAATAATTTTATTAACCTGGAAATATATTCCATATTGCGAGGGTAACTTATGAAATACGATTATGAAGAACAAGATAATAAATATCCTTTGTTTGGATGGATTTTGCTATTAGTTTTAATGATGTTGATATTTCTTATATATTCAAATATCAAATTAATGAACCAAGTAAATATCTTAGACCAACAATTAGCTTCTCTAACCCAAAGTTCTTCAACAACTAGCAGTGTTACTGAAGATGATGTTAGTGCAATTAGAAAACAGATTGGAAATTTACAGGATAGTTCTTATGAAATAGGCTTAAAAGTAAACTCCGTGGAAAGGACATTAGATGATATCACGTCTTTTATTGGATTAGACGCCAAACAGCAAAAAGAACGTGACGAAATTATAAATCAAATAAAACGGAACTGA